ATCACCAAGCTGCAAAGTCCCGGCGAAGCTGAGGTGGGGCTCGACCCCCAAGGCCTTGAGGGCCTCTATTTTTTCTTCCCCCGGCCCCAGCCAGCTCCTGTTTGTGGAGCCAAACTTAGTGTCCTTCGTTGACCAATATCGGTCACCAACTTGCTCCCGGGAATCGTATGGGGTGGACTTGAACTCATCTTCATCGAGGTGCCAGTTCATGCGTCGATACAGGTGGTGCTGGAAGTCATCGACAACGGTAAGAATCCCGGTCGCGCCTCCTGCGTTGTTTCCGCAGTAGTGCATCGCATATGGGGGGATTACTGGAGGGATTACTATGGCTCCTTCCTCCACAACCCGGGTCCGGTCTTCGTTGCTAAGGCCTTCCAGCCCTTTGGGGCTCCCATCCCAGCCCTCAAATTCCATGTGGCCAAACCACTGCGGGTCTCCAGCCCCCTTATGGGCCACAAAGCCATCAAGCTCTTCGATTGTGGGGCCATCTTCCGCATCAGCATAATTAGCAATCGCATCGGCGTAGCTTTTGAGGGTGATGAGGGACGCGATGGCCCTTGTTATTTCCCCCGGGTCCATGCTGAACTTCTCGTTGTCCCCTCCTAAGTTTTCTCCCAAGAGTCCTTGGAAGTAACTATAGAAAGCATCGGCACCCTTGAGCGCCCGGGAGGGGATGCCACATCTCTTTTTGAGGAGGTCATCTCTGATGTCGAAATTCAGGAGGGCCGCTGGAAGCTCGGCCTCCGGGTCCATCTTCAGCAACTCATGGGCGGCTCCAAACAGAGCCATCGGCCCGGTGGCCAAGGAGACGGCATTCATCAGAGCGGAACCCCAAGAGTAGCGGGAGAGGGAATATCTTGCAATGTGTTTGGGGACTACCACTGGCAAGAGGTCGTTGTCGGTGCAGAACTCCATCCCAGATGGGGAGATGTAGTTTTCGTGCAGGACGACAGCAGAGCGGGTTTCCTGCTTCGCGGGTTTCATCAGGAACTCGGCCCGATTGAATATTGTGGACATAATGTGTGTTTTTGTGTGTTAGGCTAGTAGCAAAGGGGATAATTCGGAGCAACCAAATAGTGTAAATTAAGGGAAATTTCTCAACGGGAGCTGGCAGGACAGGCGAGACTCGAACTCACAACCCTCGGTTTTGGAGACCGATGCTCTACCAATTGAGCTACTGTCCCGAAAAATGCGATCTCTTTCAATGTCGATCAGATAGACATGTTATGGGAACATGTTCAGATAGACATGTTATGGGAACATGTCGAAATTTCAACCTTGTCTCGACCTATGAGCATGAGAGCAAGGGAGGGAGTGGACGCAGCCCCCCTCCTACCTCCCCCCAGAGGGGAGCAGAAGTGGGGCCTTTGGTCTCGTAACCAGAGCACGGTCGCTCGGTCGGTCGTTTCCGCACAACCATGTCCATCATGCGAGCCAGCCATGCGGATCTCTTTCACTCCGCTTTAAACTCCCGCGACATTCAGTTGCGCCCTCCTGCGCCATAGCGCAAGCTGGGTAGTTTCTCGAAAAAGGGAGGACAGCCCCCCCAATCGGTCCCGGCGTGATGGCCTTGCGTCAGCTCAACAGACCGGGGACGAGGCATGGCAAGCTGGGCCAAAGATCCGCGCCACCAGTCTCAGGGTGGCGACAACAACTATCATCCCGGCGAAAAGCAAAAGCCCTCAGAACTACCTGCCAACCAGACCCAAATCAATTGCCACACTAATGTAGCGGCTGGCAGGCAGTTCTGAGGAATCATGTGATTGGGGTAGACGCACGACTACAGGGGAAGCAGCCGTGCGTCAACGCCAAAGTTTTTATAAATTCAGATGCGCGTGTTCTCCCACTTGGAGAGGCCCTCAGCCTCCGCTTTAGAGAGGCCCCGGCAGGTATTGGAGATGTCGATAAATGACAACGAGGTGAGCGTTTTGCTCAACGCGAAAATTGCAACTTGCTTCTGCTCAAATTCATCTAGCTCTTCGATCAGGAGAAAGATGCGCTCCTTTACGCTATTATGCTTTTCTCTACGGGCCTTATATGGATGGTGGTGTGTTTTCATTGATTGTTAATAGAGTTTGATTGATTGTGGATATTCAAAAAGAACCGCACCATAATGGGTGAGGCTCATGGCTCGTTTGGATGATCCCTTGGAGGGAGAGGCGACAAAGAGGAGCTTCCTTTTTTGCAAGGCGCGAACGGCACTCCAAAAGCCCTCCCGGCTAGGGGGGTCGTGCTTGTTCTCGCGAAACTTCTCAGCCACAGCGTGGTAAATGCCGTTGGAGAAGATGTGTGCGACTCCCTGACCGCTTATGGCCTTTGATGCTTCCCACTCCTGCCAGCGCACCTCCATCAGCGTGAGGATTTGCAAGGGCGAGAGGCCAAGGGTGTAGAGTCGGCTGAGCGTTCGCCCAGCCTTCCCCACAATGTCTTTGGATTGTGCTGACAGGTTCATTTGCGAGGTGGCTGTTTGAGGATTTCAACCAAGTGTGCGGGGGCCTGACGGCGATACTTCCACGCCAGTATGGCAACCCGCCCCTTCTGAGACTCAGAGAGGGCATCAGTTGCGGTCTCTGCCAGTTGGTTGCCGTAGTCGGTATCCATCTTGGAGAACCCAACGCCATTCAAGGCCTCGGCCCGGTCGCCGTCAAGCTCGGCCACCCGTCTGAGACAGGCGTGAGCGGTGAGAAGCTCCCGGGGGGACAGGCCCCGGCCAAACGCTTTAATTACCAGCTGACGATCCCGCCTCGCCTTGTCTTCAGCGTTCTGCTCGGTTATGCGCTCCCGGGTCGTTTGGGGAGGCTTGGGATCATTGATTGCCCGGGGGTCCAGAACAACATCGTTCTCATTGTCCAAGGCCTGCTCGATGGTATCCATCTTACGAGCGTTGGCCTTGAGGATCTGGATGTCGATGGTCCCCTCCATCGCAAGGTATTCAACCATGACTGGCTGGCTCTGGCCGATCCGGTGGGCCCGGTCCTCAAATTGCAGGTTGTTAGCTGGAACCCAGTCGGGCTCAACTATCACAACATGAGGGGCGGCGGTGAGCGTGATCCCGGTGCCAGCGGCAAGGATATTGCCAAGAAACACTCGGCAGCTCTCGTCGCTTTGGAAACGCTCCACAGCGGCCTGCCTGTCCACGGGAGGAGTACTCCCGGTGACGACAGCGGGAGAGAACTGTTCCAGTCCCTCCCTGAGCTGACTGATCACATCCTTGTGGTGAGCGCCAACAATGATCTTCCCCCCGCCATTCAGGGCGTTGGTGATGTGCTCGATTGCAAGCTCCACTTTGGCCAGACCAATGCGTTTACGCACTGCGGCGGTCTCAGTGAACAGGACTTGGGCGGCACTGCGCAACTTGCCAGTTGCCTCCTCAAACCCGGCAGCATCGCCAGCCTCTTCGGCCTCAACAATCCTGCGATGGAGATCAGCAAGGGTCTCGTCACTGATACGATGTTCCATCGTTAGTGCATCGAGTTCCTTTGCCACCTCGGAAGGAGTTGGCAAGCCAACGATCTTCCGCGTCTTGGAGGGAAGCTGGGTGAGCACTTGCTTCTTCAGCCTGCGCACCATGCATGTGCCTCGGACGAGGTTTTGCAACTCGGACAGGTTAGACTTCCCGGTTGTGTCCCAGCCTGAGCCAAATGGAACCTTCCGGGCGTCGCAAAACTTCTTTGCAAAGTTCATCCAGTGACCAAAATGTTCCGCCGCACAGAAGCGCAGCACGTTCCAGAAGTTTTCTGGCTGGTTGCTAACTGGAGTCCCGGTGAGAAACAGGTGGCGTGTAGCCGCGATAGGGGTCCGGGGACCGTCTCCCTTGGCCCGGGGCGGCAACCCAAGAAGCCCCTTGGACCGCTTGGCCTTCCGGTTCTTCAGGTAGTGCGCCTCGTCAGCTATCACCACATCCCACTCGCGGTCGCGCAAAACCTTCTGCGCGGCAGCAGAGGACATCAGGTCGTAGCTGATGATCACTACCTTCTGGCCCGGGATGTTTGCAATGTCTGCCTTGGACAGAACAACGCTTTCCGCCGGGGGCTCCCCAGCAAAGCTGAACTTGCCAAGCTCGTTTCGCCAGTTGAAGCGCAGACTCGCAGGGCAGACAACAAGGATGTTGGTCGCCTTGGTAGCGTTGCAAACTCCAATGGCCTGAAGCGTCTTGCCTAGTCCCATGTCGTCCGCGATCACGCACCGGGGGCGGAGGAGGGCATATTCAATGCCTGCCAGCTGGTAGCCGTAAGGCGCTACCCCCGGAGGGAACGGGTTGCGGAAGCCAGCAGAGGGCTCATCAGCGCGGCTCTTGTTGAGCAGATCGCTGGAGTAGTTGCTGGGAGCCGGGGCAGGGCTGTCGCTGGCTCCCCAGAAGGTAACCTGCCACTGGCCGTCTCTGTCCTTTCCACAAGAGAAGCCCTGCTTCTTGAGGGCATCCTTGTGCTGCTTCCAGTAATCCCACCAGCCATCAAGCATGGGGGAAACGAACAAGTGCCGGGGCCCCTGTCGTGTGCTGATCTCGCCTTCGTCCCGCCATTGCAAGGAGAACCCGGGGAGGGGGAGGGGCGTTGCCGCCCCTGTTGGTAATGTCAAGTTCATGGCTAGTATTCGTTCGGTAAGAGAACAGTTGTGACTGAGCGATCCCACTCAGTGATGATCCAGATCGTTTCGTGATCCGGGGATTTGTAGACAGACATGAGTCGCTGTCCGTTAGCAAGGGCGCTCTCGTTCACTCCGCGATCTTCGTCGCAGACATCGCCCCAGTCGCCACAGAAGTGTCGAGCAAGAAGCTCAGCCGCCCTACTGGCAGGGATGGCCTGCCTTGCTCCCACGGTTGCCGTGATGGCCTTTGAGAGAAACTTGCAATCAGCTTCAGAGAAAGAGGACTCTCCCTTGTTGTTTTCATTAAGTGTATATCCCATGACTACTTAGTCGTTGCGCCCGTAGGCTTTTTTGAATGCTGCCAGACCGCTCTCGCGGCCCTGTCGTTGTTGTTCCTGTGAGTCCTCCCGGACGGCCAGCGCATCGCGCAGGATCTTCCGGTAGGGTCTTGCCTTGCAAAAGAGGATAAGCAACCGGACGGCTGCTATCATCATAATCAAAAGGTCGATGGCGACCTTGATGCCCACCATAATAATGAGGGGTGAGGGGACGTTGCCTGCAATGCCTGCAAACAGGGCGATCAGATAGAACACAAACATTCGCTCGCTGTTTCGCAAGGTACGCATGGTGAGCCCTTGTTGCATCACCAGATCGGTGAGGTCTGTGGAGGCCTGAACCTCCCCTACTGAGATATCGTCTTTTTTCATGCTGAGATTTAGTAGTTGCTCCCCCTTTTTTCCGGGTTGGTTATACATGCGGGGCAGACGCGCTTGGCGGCGTCATACCCTGCATGGGAGAGGCGGGGAGCATCTCCTCAAAGCACAGTTGTTAGCCTAGCCTGAGCTTCATCGGCCAGTCCCGGTACTATCCCCCGGGCGGGGCGTCATGCCCAAGCTGATGTTGCAAGGGCCAGAAAGTTGTTGCCCCGGACAGGGGCAGGACATAGAACTGCTGTGGCGCAGGGCACCAGCAGCTTGACTGCTAGCGATGGCGCTTCGCAGTGATGTGATTGTGTGTTAGCGGCCCGGGAGGTTCACCCCCCCCGGGTCGCGTT